GGCCAAGGTGGAAGTGCTTAGTGCCAAGCTGTACAAGATGGCAGGCGTGCGCACGGCCGATATTGATCTATTGCCTATTACTGGCGAAATTAACGGCGTAAATGCAGCGGGGCGCTTGGGTATTGCAAGCCGCATGGAAGCTGTGGACGATATTGGTACATCCAGCATGGGCGGGTTAAGCGGCACAGCGGATGGGTTTGCAGCAGATGCGTGGCTAGCCAACTGGGACGTTATTGGCAACGGTGGGCCAAAGCAGCTTAACCTTAAGCGCCTAGCGGATGGCAGCGCATTTCGTATTGATACAGGCGGCACGCTGTTTTTCCGCGCACAGGGCGGCCGTAAGGCGTTTGACGCCAATGATGTGCCCGAACTGGACAGCTTGCGCGACCCCCGCATGAACAGCAACGGTGCTGACGTGTTTGGTGGCATTAGCGATGAACAGATTGTCGCAGGCGTGGCGCGCATTGTTGCCATTAAGGACGATGACATACGGCGCATGGTTGCGGACATTATGGGCGATGATGCCGATGATCTGGCCGATGTGCTTATAGGGCGTAAGAACTTTCTGGCAGCTAAGTACGAAGCGCAGCTTGCTAAGGTTAACAAGGTGGAAACACCGCGGGTGGAAAGCGGCATTACCCGCGTTGAGGAACGCAACATCAAGGATAGCGGTATTAACGGCTACAGTATTGCTACCGACAAAGACCATATTGAAGACCAACTGGTGCATATTTACGAAACCACGGATGCAAGCGGGGCTGTGCGCAGCGGCGTTTACCTTAAGGTGCGTGGTGAAGCAGCCGAAAAGATCAATAGCACGGTGCAAAAGGCAGGGGCAGCGGCTAACAGCGTGGATACCGATGCACTTGACGACAGCTTTATGACTGCACTTAAGGGCATTGCCATGCGCGCCAAGAAGGGCGATGCGTTTGAAGGTAAGGACTTTGACCGTATTGCAGCGGCAGATGCAGCCTTAAGCAAAAAGCGCAGCGAATTGGTGGCGTTGGTAAACGAAAAACGCTTGACTGTTGCCGATTTGGATAAGTTTGACGCGCACTACAAGCCGTGGATGGATGGTTTTGAGGAAATAGTAAACAACTACGCAGTGGGCGATAAAGCCGTTTGGCAGATTACGGGTATGTTTAAGCCACTTGGCAGCATAGCGCTTAAGGCCAAAGGCGCTGATACGAGTGCTATTAAGTGGACAAAGAAAAGCTCTGCACGCTGGGATGCGCGCCGCTTTGAAAATGGCAAGGCGTTTGATGATGCAGGGGCGGGCGATTACACCCACCGCGGCACGGTATACGAAACCACAGTGGATGGCGTTAACGTGCGGTACTGGGATGACCGCGCTGATGCTGCGCTGCGCAACCGCTTAGAGCTAAGCACGGCGGGTGGTGGCAAGGTGGCTGTAGAAAAGCAGCTAAGCATTATGCAGCGGTTAGGTATTGATATAAGCCGTGCCAGCCCACTAGACCGCGAAGAACTGTACCTTGTGCGCACGCTGTACGCGCAGGCAGCACAAAACGGGCGGCGAGGTAGCTGGTTCCAAACACGCATGAAAAAAGCTGATGCGTTTACCGACCAAGAGAAAAAGCTAAAGTACCTACGCGACGAAGTAAGCAAGGCAGCCGGTGTTACGGACATTACGGCATTGCCTAGTTACCGCCCGCTTGGGGATTGGCAGCAAAACGGCCACGGCCGCATTGTGCAGTACAGGCCAGATTTGCAGGGGCCAGAGTGGGAGAAGTTTAAGAACGAATACGTGCTGTACCACAACCTGTACAGCGGCACGAACCTTACGGCCATAAAGAATATTGTAGAGGGCGGCGGGCACATGGCGCCCACAATGGATAAGCTGCGCCGCGGTATTATCCCACGGGGTATGTCGCCAGAGCGCGATATTGAAACAGGTGGCGCCCAGTATTTCTTTACACGTTTGCGCAGGGCAACGCGGGCGCAGAACGAAGATGGCTTGGTATGGCGGGGCAGCCAAGCGGGGCGTATGGACGCTATTAGCTACGATGCCGACAGGTTTGGCCGCACGGATACAACAGACTTTGTATTAAGCAAGCGCAAGGCCACCATTGAGGGCATGAAGGATGCGTCTGGCAGCGGCAGCAACGAAACAATCTTCAAAGATAGCCTTTCTATTTTTGACGACCTTTTGTACATTGTTGTCAGTGATCGCAGCGAGCGCCAAGAAATAATTGATTACCTAAAAACCAAGCTTAAACGCTGGCCAGATGGGCGCAAAATCGAAGACGTTGTTGTGGGTAGAGGCTAATGGATTTAGAGCAGGCAGTAAAAAACCGCTTACCAATTAAGGCGGTTACGGAAGGCGGCGATAGGCTAGTAAGCCATATCCACGTTGACACCGCTGTACCGCGCGTTGTGTGGGCTGAAAAAGATTGGCTAACCAACCAAGACACGTTTGGCGTACACCTAATAGACGGGCGTGTTACGGGCGATGGGCCATGGCAGGCTGGCGATGTAAGGTTTGAAATGTTCGATGATGAAGATGATTACGTGCTGGTGATGGCATACGTAAACATGTTGAACGAAGAAGATGCCGAAGGGCACGATTACACGGCAGCGGTCATTGCGCTATCGCAAGCAATCTGATTGTACGGCTGTTCGCGCCACAGCACATTTAAGCTGTTATCATAAACCTTAAGAAAGCGGTGCTTGCGTGATCGTGGGCGCCACTCACCAGCCAAGCCTTTTACGGGGCCACGGCTGTGCTTTACAAAGTCTGTAACAACAGGCTCAGCAAAGAAATCTGCCTGCGCGGGCTGGTCGCTTGGGTCGGTCTCTATAAAAAAGTCACTTTTGGCATCGCTTAAGCCGTAATACGTAAACCCTAGCGCCTTATAAACCGTACCAGTGTGGTAATCGTTATCTGCATAAGTAAGGATAGCCCGCACGTTGTTCGCCTTACGCAGGCGCTTTACAGCGCGCGCAACAAACCAGCTAGCAAGGTTGTGTTCAGTGGCTTGTACCTCTGGGTGCAGCACTAAGCGCGATAGCTCGTAAAAGCCTTCTTGGTCTGTACGATCAAGACCAAACATCCCCTGCACCAGTTCTGGCACAGGGAAGCTTGTAAAAATACAAACGCCTACAGCCTTGCCCCCGTGGTACAAGCCATAATTGTCACCAGATTTGAAGCCTTTTGATAGGCCAGTAAGGTAGTGGTAATTATGCAGCAATGGCACGCATTGCCGTTTTGTAATGGGGGCTACGGTGTAGGCGCTTTTCATGGGTTAACGCAGGCCAGCAAGGTTAAACATGCTACCTTTGTTAGCTGGACTGTAGCGGCCGGGGTCGCCCTCGGTGTTCATTACCGACCACATACCATGGTAAGCCGATGAACGCCGCTTATCGCCATCAGTCTTGGCAATAAAGTCTGCTTCAGCTTTGAAGTTGCCGTAATCAATATCTAGCACCTCGCGGTGCATTTCATCGGCAACCCGTGCTTTGGGTATTGTTGCGCGGTAAGGGTAATCGTTTAAAGGCGTGTGGTCAGCGGCATAGTTAGTGCCGAACACCTTTTCGATGTCACCCATAAACCTAGCGCGCACAAGCAACTTATCTGGTTGCTGGTCGTGCTGTACAATACTAAAAAATGCGTCTTTTAAACATATCCACATAGTCAACTCCTTTATGGCGGGCGCTATTTGGCCCGCAAACATATATAGCGCCATTGGCTACACAATGCAACTCTTGACATTATTGCTTGTCATGTAGTGCCATTGGCTGTATAAATACCGTAACAGTCGGTGGCTGTTAGGTTTGCGGGGCAGGCTTAAATTGAGGCAGAGGACAATGGCTTTGAAATCACGTTATAAAAATGCAGACGATATCCCAGCGGGGCTGGAACAGTTTTATTCTGAAACCGATGACGGTTACGAATTGCAAGTTGATGGGCTAGTGCCAAAAGCAACAGTTGACGAGTTCCGTAATAACAATATAAAACTACAAAAAGAACTAGGCAAAATGGAAAAGACGCTTGGTGGCGTCGATTTAGAAGAATACAAAGCGCTAAAAGCGGAAAAGCAAAAGCTAGCGGATCAAGAATTGATCGAGGCGGGCAAGCTGGATGAACTTTTAACGCAGCGAACAGAACGTTTGCGCACAGATTACGAAGCCAAGTTCGAGGCCATGCAGCGTGAAGCGCAGGATGCCATCGGCAAGGCAAGCGAATACGAAAACCAGTTCAACACAATGATTGTGGAGAACCAGTTAAAAGATGCGGCGTTACGCAATGGCGTACGTCCAGAGGCCATCGAAGATGTGCTTTACCGTGGTAAGCGAGTGTGGAAACGCACTGAAAGCAACGGCATTGCAGCATACGATGGCGATACGCCGGCCTACGGTAAGAAGGGTAGCAGCCCGCTTAGCGTGGACGAGTGGTTTGAGGGTTTGCAAGAGCAAGCCCCACATTTGTTTAAGTCCTCCTCTGGCAGCGGCGCTGCAGGCGGGGCAGGTTCACAAGGCAGACGCATTAGCCGTTTCGACCAAGATGCCTTGAATAACAACCTAGAAGCAATCGCGGAAGGCCGCGTTGTTCTTGGCGATTAAGCTACACGGTGTGCAGCGCCCAATGCCCGGTGGGATTGGTTGGTAACCAAAACCTTTGCAATCTTAAGGAGCGAGAAAGATGGCTAACAATGTAAGCAACATCTTACCTAAAATCCTTGCTCGCGGGCTATTGGCACTCCGTGAGCAAGCAGTGATGCCACGCATCATCAACATGGACTATTCAGCGGAAGCAGCGCAAAAAGGCGACACTATCGACGTGCCGATCCCATCAGCGCTTTCTGTTTCAGACGTTACACCTAGCAACGTGCTAGAAGCGCCTGCAGACAGCTCACCTTCAAAGGTGCAGATTTCGCTAAACAACTGGCGTAAAGTTAACTTCCACCTAGACGACAAGCAGTTGGTGGAAATTGACCGCAACGCACACTTTATGCCTATGCAAATGTCAGAAGCAGTGCGCGCACTAGCAAACGACATTAACGGCACCATCCTTGACAAGTACAAGGGTGTTTATGGCTTCGCAGGCGCGGCAGGTACTACACCGTTTACTAACGATGTAACTGCAGCAACAGCGGCACGCCAAGTTCTAAACGAGCAGTTGGCGCCACGCGACAACCGCCGTATGGTTCTTGACTTCGCTGCAGAAGCAAAAGCCCTAGCATTGGCAGACTTCCAGCGCGTAAACGAAGCGGGTGACGCAGGCGTTAAGCGCGAAGGTGAAATTGGCCGTAAGTTTGGCTTTGACATTTTCACTGATGACCAAGTACGTACTCACACCGCTGGCGGTTCTGGTACTCCATTGGTTAACGGTGCATTGTCAGCAGGCGATACTTCGGTTGCAATCGACGGTATGACTGGCACTGACGGACTTGTTGTTGGTGACATTCTTACTTTTGCTGGCCACGCACAAACCTACACGGTTAAAACTGCAGGCACTACATCAGCAGGCGCACAAACTGTGACTGTTGCACCAGCCATTAAAGCATCTGTTGCGGATAACGCAGCGGTTACTGTTAAGGGCGACCACGTAGTTAACCTAGCGTTCCACCGTGATGCGTTTGCTCTTGCGATGCGTCCACTGGCACAAGCTACATCTGGCGATGGTTACGGTTCACAAATCGTATCTATGACAGACCCAGTTACAGGGTTGTCAATGCGCCTAGAGGTATACCGCCAGTACAAGCAGGTTGTGTACGAACTTGACGCGCTTTGGGGCGTTGAGCTTATTCGTCCAGAACTTGCAACACGTATTGCGGGTTAACCAAGATCGGGGCGGCTTCGGCCGCCCCATTACCCTTGGAGATAACCAATGAGTGAACTTATTAAGGTTTGGAAAGATGGCGATTTCGCCCTTATCGAACCTGCACAAAAGCAAGCGTTTTTGGATGCAGGCTGGTCAGAAAAGAATGGTGCAGCACCTAAGCGGGCACGCAACACTGACGGTACACTAAAAGCTGACGATCCAAAAACTCCAGAAGTTAATGAGGCATGGGAAGGCGGTAAAGCACCCAAGCCAATTAAGCGGGGCAGACCCCGTAAGAGTTAAGGAGCGCCATAATGGCCGTCACGTTGGTAGTAGAAGATGGCACTGGCGTATTGAATGCAAACGGCTACTGTAGTGTAGATTTTGCCAATACGTACAATGACCAGCACCCACATGGTGATACGTGGGTGACGTTTGGCACTGCCGACAAGCAGCGGGCTATTATTATGGCCACACGGTTGCTGGATGAAGAAGTAAACTGGTACGGCAGCCCTACCTATAACCTTGCTAGCAGTGTTACCAATAGTAACCAAACAGCCAAGGTGCAGTATCTACGCTTCCCACGCAGCGGCATGGTGGATATGGATGGCTACACGTTAGACCACCTAAGCGTACCGACCTTTCTTAAAAACGCTACAGCGGAACTGGCGCGCTATCTAGCAACCACAGACCGCACTGCCGAACCCGATACGCAGGGGTTTGGTTCAGTTAAGCTTGGCAGCCTTACGGTGGCCATAGACAAGTACGATAACCCACCCATCCTACCGCGCAGCGTAAAGGCGATTATACAGCCATACGGCACGGTACGCGGCGGTGGCGTAGCAGTGGTGCGGAGGGCGTAATGGCATACGGCGAACACGATTTCGAATGTGACCAAGGCGCAACGTTCCAGCAATCCGTTACGTACAAGTACACTGACGAAAACGGTGACCTGCAGTTGGTAAGCTTGGCAGGTTATAAGGCGCGCATGGACATACGCTACGCGCTTACGAAGGAAGCCGATACAGTGTTGAGCATGAACAACACGAACGGGCGCTGTACGATACGTGGCACGGGCACAGATGGCATTGTGGACTTGTTTATCCAAGCGGCTGATACAGCGGCGCTAACGCCGGGCACGTATTACTACGATTTGGAAATTTACACTGGCGCAAGCAACGCTGGTTTCGTTGATCGCCTTATCCAAGGCAAGTTTACGGTAAGCGCGGAGGTAACAAATGTCTGATAAAACAGTAGTCGTTACCAGCGAAACGGTAAAAGTAACCACTATTGGTATCCAAGGCCCAGAGGGGCCAAACACAATTTTAGGCAAAAGCATTGCAGAGGGAACGGTAACTGCCAACGGCAGCATCCTAAACTACGACAGCACGCAAGATATTTGGGTGGCAACGCAAGAGCCAACAAACTTAACCATTCGGGGAGGCAACTTTTGAGCAAAGCGCAACAATATGAACCAGCGCTTGTTATAAGCGGGGACATGGAGCGTAAGGTAATTCTTAACCAACTTATGAAGGATTACCAGTTCAATAAGCGCAACGACCCAGTGGCGACACGCGAATACGTTTACGAGGTAGTTTATCTGGTGAACGTGTTAACACCCAGAGTGGGCGAGGTGTTAACAGAGGAGCAGGTTTTAGACCTGCAGGAAGCCCAAAAGGTGACTTTTGAAGTCAAGAGCAGCAAGGCCACGATTGTGAGGTAGCGAACATGGCAAATACCATTCAAATCAAGCGCTCTGTCAATACGGCTACACCTTCTAGCCTTGCGGCAGGCGAATTAGCATACTCCGAAAACAGTTTAAAATTGTTTGTCGGTGAAGCTGATAGCACTGTCCGTGTTATTGGCGGTGAAGGTGCGTTTTTGCGCAGCGATGAAAACGATACATTTAACGGCAACCTTGTGGTTACTGGGAACCTTACGGTTCAAGGCACAACCACTACGGTGGAAAGTAACACCATTTCGGTTGGCGATAATATTATCGAACTTAACAACGATGCCAGTGGCGCCCCTACTGAGGACGCAGGTATCGAAGTAAACCGCGGAACCAGCGATGCAGCCCAATGGATTTGGGATGAAAGCAACGATTACTGGCGCCCCAAAGTAGGTACAGCCGATGCCGATCTAAAAGGTATTAACGACCTTGGGGTAAATGGTAACTCAAGCTTGGTTGGTGACTTAGCGGTAGATGGCACAAGTAACCTAGATGATACCGATATTGACGGTACGCTGGTTGTAGATGGCAGCAACATTAGCTTGGATAGTACAAGCACGCTAAACATCGACAACAGCAACACCACGAATGGCGTTACGATTGCTACCGCCACCAGCGGTGTACCCGTCACTATTGGCCACGCTACAAGCGAAGTTACCTTTGGTGACAACATTACCGTTACAGGCAATGCTACCATCGGTGACAATTTGCTTCCCGATAGCAATGGGGGCGCAACCATTGGTGCAAGTACCTCCCGCTTCACCAACGGTTATTTCCTATCCGGTGATGTCAACTCCCTTACCGTCAACACGGGCGCTTCCATTGCTAGCCTTGCGGTAGGTGACTTAACATCGGGCCGTGTCATTTTGGCTGGCTCTAGTGGGGAACTGGAAGATAGCAGCAACCTAACCTTTAACGGCACAACGCTTACCACTAGCCACGTAAACATTGGCACGGAAGCAACCTTGGCATCAGCCATTGTTAGCGACCTTACAGCCACACGCATTACGTTTGCTGGCACTAGCGGCGCGTTGGTTGATAACGCTGACCTTACCTACACCACTGGCACAAGCACGCTGGCAGTAAGCAACGTTGATGTGGGCACACAGGCGGCACTAGCAAGTGCGGCTATTGAAGACCTTACATCTGGGCGCGTTGTATTGGCTGGTACAGGCGGTGAAATTGAGGATAGCGCCAACCTTACCTTCAACGGCACTACCCTTGCTGTCACGGGCAATGCGACAGTCTCAGCCGATCTTACGGTAAGCGGGGCGTTTACATCGCAGGGTATTGACGACAACGCCACTACAGAGGTGGTACAGATCGACAACACCAACGTCAAAATTATGGCCACTGGCGTTACGCTGGGCGGCTATAGCAGCGGCACCAAATCAGTAATGGATAACTTTGTTATTGATGGGGGCACATTCTAATGGCGAACACCATCCAGCATAAGCGTAGCAGCACCGCTGGGTCAGTTCCATCGGCTAGTGATCTGGCCGATGGGGAACTGGCACTAAACACTGCAGATGGTGAGGTGTTCTTGAAGAAAGCTGATGGCACGGTGAAGAAGGTTGTAGCGGAAGCCGAAGACACTGCCATCGTAATGGCAATCGCATTGGGGTAAGTAATGGCAAACACCTTCAAAAATAAAGTGGCAACGGGTGTAGGTACCAGCACAAACACTGTGTACACCTGCCCAGCCAATACCACAGCGGTGGTTATTGGGGTTACGCTCTGTAACCTTAAGACTACTGGGGTGGAAGCAACGCTGCAGGTTAACGACACTAGCGCAAGCGCTACATCGCACCTGCTTAAATCAGCACCAGTACCAAGCGGTTCTTCGATTGTTGTGGTTGGTGGCGAACAAAAGATTGTTTTGGAAGCTGGCGACAGCATCCGATGCGCGGCAAGCGCCGCAAGTTCTATCGACGTTACTATGTCGGTTTTGGAAATTACGTAAGCTAAGGGCGTGGCACAATGGCATACATCGGAAATACACCGGCTGAGCTGGTTACGGAGCTTGATAATGGCGTAGTTACGACTGCTAAGCTGGCAGACGATGCAGTTACGGCCGCCAAAATTATTGATGGCACGATTATTTCCGATGATCTTAACGATGGGATTATAACAAACGCCAAAGTAAGCGCTTCAGCGGCCATTGCGGCAACCAAGCTAGCTATCAGCGGGGGCAGCAATATCACCCTGCAAAGCGATGGCACGTTTGACTTAGACAATACCGTAGATGTTTCTGGCGGCTACAGTGTAAGCGGCACAACCGTAATTGACAGTAGCCGCGTAGGAAGCCTAGAAAGCCTAAGCGTTGGCACTACAAATACGAGTGCGCAGCTTGTTGTCGGTGCCGATACAGACACCACAGCTACGTTACTTCAGCTACGCAACGATGATGCCACTTATTCGCAATCTTGGACATTTTCTTCAGATACAAGCAAAGACTTAGTTATTACTGGGGCATCTGGCAACGGCGGGGTAAAGTTTTCGCCCGGTGCCCGTGGCGTTGACATAAATTCTGGACCGCTAAAGATTGGCGGCTCTACGGTTATCGACAGCAGCCGTAACATGTCTAACATAGGCACGTTTAGCTCATCTGGCGAATTACAAGTTACCAACGGCAGCATCACGTTAACGGGTGGCCGTAACGTCCAATGGGGCACAAGCTACGCAGATGGCGACCCTGCTATCTGGGGTAACACAGCCGCAAGCGCCTTACGCTTTGCGCCAACTGGGGCAACAGATGGCGTTGTCGTAGAAGTGGACAGCACTGGTTTGGATGTTGCTGTGGGCGGCCTTTCTGTAGGCGGCACCACGCGCATTGCAAGCAATGGCGATGCTACGTTTGGCACAGTAAACGCAAACCTTTACGGCGAACTGGTACGACTTTCAAACCAATACACGCCAAGCGGCGCACGTTGGCAGTTAGATGCAGAGGGCGTGGCTGATGACCAAGTATTTAAGGTTTTCTGGCACGATGGCACTAGCTACAATAACCGCCTAGCTATTGGCGGCAATGGCTCAAACTACGTCCGCACTTATGGTGCGTTTGGTGTTGGGGTGGACCCAGACCAAGATTTACATGTTGTAGGCAGCTTGGGCATTAACCGCGGCACCACTGTGCCCACGGGTAACGAAGGCATATTGGTTGATACAGGCGCGACAGGCAGTCGTACACCAATAGCAATTCGCACAGGTAGTAATACGAGCGTACCGTGGTCTATTGTTGAAAACGGCAGCACTACATATAATAACGCTGGGCCATATGGCGTACTTGGCATTTCGCGGCTTAATCACAGTGACGATACAGCTAATAAAATTGAAGCCGGTATATTTTTTGAACTAAAAAACCCCGCGGGGTCTATTCGTGAATATGCTGGCCTTACAGGCGTCCGTTACGGTAATACCTACGATGGTGGTTTGCATTTTTACGTTTCCAATAGCAGCGGCGAACGCCAGTTTGCGATGGAAATTGACGACGAAACGAAAGTTGGTTTAGGCACTACTGATAACAAAGGTGGGCAGCTAACTGTCCAAGCAGCAGGCGAAGATACCACCGCCGCAAATGCGCACTTTGCTCTTAAGCTCCCCACTGGCTCACAAGGCGTAAATCACCATTTACAACGCCTAGATACTTCTGGCCATTGGAACGTTGACACCTACGGCACCATTGGTTGGCGTCATAGTATGCGCCTCTGGAGCAGCCAGAAAACGTTTAGCGTTTACGATATGATTAACGCTGCTGATGGTGTGTCAGCGTGGACAGATACTGGCACAAAATACTACACCCATCTAGCTACGCGCAGTAACTATAATACTGGCGCAGGTGCCATAATTATTGACACAAACGTACCCGGCGACAACCAATCGGGTAACGCCAATATGCTGTCCTTCCGTGTGACGGGCTTTTGGTATGATAATGACCGTGGCGGGGCTATAGACGCAGTGTTCGGCGTTTACGCAGGCGAAAACGGCCACTACAACCCGACAGTTACGGGCACTATACCAGACATATGGCGTGGCAATATGTACTGGGGGCAAAATGCGTCTGGCAAGTTAGCGCTGCGCCTTGGCGATTACTCTGGAACCCAAGAGTGCGAAATTGCAGTTACCGATTTTGTACAGGGCTTTATAAACGTTAATACAGATTACGCCCGCGATTGGAGTACGCGCAAAGTAACTGGGGCAACACTTACCCGTGAAACGGCGATCATCTACAGATCGCCCACCCATGTTGTGGTAGGCGGTATAAACCGTACTGCGATTTCAACAACTACTAACACCTTTGATGTGTCGGCAACAAATTCGTTTGTGCCTTATTCTGCGTACAGTCGCTTTAAAATTGACATACATGTAAACGTAAACACATCAGATGATGATGGCCGCGGCAATCAAAACCCGTACCGTTACGGAAGAATAGTAAGACGGGTCAACGGTGGCTCATGGGCTAACGCTGATATGTTGGGTATTAGTAACCAAGGTGGAGCAGCCTCACACATAGATATGACGCCGCCTCGCGTAGGTTCTACGCAAAATACCGATTTGTTTATGACGCAG